ATTACTTCCATAACTCTTCATTTAAAATTTGTAAAGCTAGTGCAGATTTTTCAAATCTATTCACTATATCTTTCGAATCTTGTGTTACGAGTGTACTGAAGGCATCTAAATAATTAAACAAACTACTTTCTTCTGTTTCTGAAACATAGTTTCTAGAAGAAGAATCCATATATACATTTTGAAATGCTTTAAGAACCATTGCAGGAGCAAGTTTTACCTTGCCGCCTTTATTGCAATATTCATAAAACATGGAATTTTCAATTAAAGAGCCAAGTTTCTGCTGTTTATCTTTTGTTCTAGATGACAGAAACTCTTTATTTAGTCTATTAAACCTAATTTCAGAATCATTTGTCATCTCCATTAAATTCTTTATTGATTGTTCAAAATCAATAAAAGCAGTATCTGGCTTCAATTCATAAACACTTAACCATTGGGAATCAAATACAAACAAATTCCCAGTTTTTCTATCTTTATATGCCTTAAATAGTTTATAAACTGGTTTTCTTACATCCAATGCATAAACCAGATTAAATGTTTCTGCATAACCACAAACATCATTACTATTTGGCATTACTGCTTGCACTCACACTCGATTATATGTAATATCTTCTTTAGAATTTGTAATAGTGAATTGGGTTGGAAGTTGTACTTGAACCGAAAAGTCTTTAGTAAACTTACTCATTAACTCAATAAATGGTTTTACATATTCTTCAGTAGATAAATATTCGTGTTCTTTAATAACCGTTGATTTGCCTTCTAAAAGTTTCCCAATAGTTATTTCCATTATCTAAATTTAAATATTCTTCAAACAATACTTCATAACTCACACCCTTATAAGTTAATTCTCTACGCTTATTTATAAGGGATCCCCCATCTCATTTATATGTACCTGTTTTTGAAAACTTACGTTCATTTAATCCGATTAATTTAGCTTCAAGTATTCTAGCTTCTTTATCGGTTAATCCCCACGCAAGTATCATACAAGTCCAACTAGAATCTAATGTATATGCTAATGTATCGTGTTTGTGTATAAAAGGTCTAGCATCTTGCCAGAATTCCATTTGGAATTTACCTTTACCGATATAATGAACACGATTATCGTGCTTTCACATATAGACACAATAATCATGATTAGCATTCCAATCTCGATCTCTTTTCTTGAATATAATACTTAAATCTAGATTATGGAATTCAGTTCAAAAACCTAAATAATGTTTTTTCTTAAATATAGGTATATCCATAGTCTAGATAGAAAAAGGAGAGGATTTATTCAATCCTCTCCTTTTAAGTTTCTAATTAGTTGTTAATACTAAAACTGAGCAAGATCGTTACCAAGGAAGATATAACGACCAGTAGAAGCATTGATAGAAGGAACATACTTGAGATGTCCAACAACGTTCTTACCATCCTTTACACGATAGACAACTTCAATGTCCATATCAGCCTTGGTTTCAACCATAGCTTCCTTAGCAGCCTTAATAGCAGCATCTTTAGTTGCACCTTCACCGGCAACAGATACTACAAGCTCACCATTGTCAACACGGCGAACCTCATAGGTACGCTCAGTGGCCATACGGCCTTCAGTAACAACATTTTCATAAGTGTACGGACGTTCACGGGTGTCCTTAGAACCGGCAGCAACAACAATAAGGAAACCTTCACCAGCAGCAGTGCGCTTGTCTTCCTTAAGCTTGTCTTCTGCAAACTTCTTGAGGTCCTTGTCAGAAACTGGAGAACCTGCACTCTTCCAAGAAGCAGTCTTATTACGATAAACAGTTAAACCTTCTGCCTCAGCAGCCTTCACAGCCTCCTCGTAGGAGTAAACCTCAAATTCACGTTTGATCATACTTTTAAAATTTTAAATTGTTTAACATAAGCATATTATTCCGTTTTTAATGTGGGTTCTCCACAGATTTTTAAAGAAGTTTTCTCTTCTTCTGATAGTTTATCAATTGTTTTTCATTTAAACCCTCCAACAGAAATAGACTTATTAAGAACTTTACTTATAGCACCTTGATATAATGATAATTGTCTTTCTGCTTCTGCTTGTGAAGGCCAAACTCTTATTACTTTAAATGCAAAGTTTAATTGTACAATTTCATTAGACTTAGGCTTTTTACATTGATTTAAATAAAGTTCTCGTTCTGAGTCATTTGATACATAACTCTTAAACGTCTTTAAAATGATTCTATTTTTATAATATCATTCGTTCTTATAATGATATTTTTTGCATTTATTATGAAGGATTTTTTCATCAATTTGATCACCATCAATTGTCCCAAGTAATTTAAAATCAGGATTACATGTCTTATATTGCTGTATTCTAATTTTTAGGTTCTTGGTATAACCTATCTTGTAATAGTCCGAAGACTCAATTAAATAAAGCATAATTATTAGATTTTTAAATTAAACATGTGTTTTGTTTAATCTTAAAAATTAAATAACTATGATAAGTAGAATTGAAGTTTGGTAATACAAAGATAGTAAATATATTTTTAATGTGCAAATTTTTTAGTAAAATTATTCACTAATAAAATTTATTGCAGTACCTGTAATTAATTCTCCATCTCAAAATAAATCTATGTTAATTCCAAATGAAGAATCTTTTGGATTACCAAACCAATTAGAAGATAATGTTAAATGTTGTTTTAACGTACGTTTAATGAATTGATTAATTTCATAATCCATATTATTCAAATTCTATTTCTTTGTCCCAACCAAACATTTCACAATATGCAACTCTACATAAAAGTTCTTCAAGCATTTTGTGTCCTTCACGTAGTTGCTTATCTGTTACATAATAAGATCTTGACCAATAATTTGGAATAGTTTCAACAACAAGCATATTAGTATTAAGTTTCCAACCGGTTTCTTTAGTTACACCATATGTTTTCATACAATAATACCAAAGAATTTCTCCATACACTGCCATTTGTCTTGCATAACTATAATGATCAAAACTATTACCATCTTTCATGAAGATGTTGGCCGATTTTCCTGTAGTCTTAAGATCATTGAGTGTAAGCACTTTATTATCGAAGTCTATAGTCCAATTATCTGCCTTCATTTTGAAGTGAAGTGTAGCACAATGACCTTTATATGTAACAATATAATCCATAAAGAACGCATCTTCACAATGCGATTCAATAGGATCTCCAAATATATCCACCGGATGTAATTTGGAATAAATTTCTTCATTATTTAAACAAGACTGAATACAACTATTTGCAATATCCCAATCCTTATCAGATAGAACACGTCTTGTTTTTTCAGTTGGAGTTTTATTAAGTTCTTCTAGACTTACAGAATACTTATTCCAAGTTTCTTTAATTGTTTCTATTTTGGAATCAATCGAATTGGCAAAATAATCAGCCTTTTTAGCAGCTTGTTTAATTGCATCATCCAACCCAATCCCATCTTTCAAGAACTCTGGGATAAAATCCATCACATCACCTAATTTTGCACTTGGTTTTCCAATCTTAGGTGCTAATTCAAAAGATTCGGGCTGCAATACACATTCGTGTACACGCGATCCGATCGCTAAACTATTTGTTTTAAGTTTAGGATGATTTTTAAACAATGCAGGACTACCTTCTTGTTTTGGATCTATCCATTTAAGTCCAGAATTCGATATATAATGCTCATAAGCAGGTGAGAAATAAGTATCATCATCAATATCTTCCTTACGAGCAGAATTGATATCTACAATTATTTTAAAATCTTTAAACTTTACTTTCTCCATGATTTAAAAGTTCATTCATCTTCTTTATTTGTTCCTTAATATAATATCCACCTTGAAATTCATCAGATAATATAACAACACGATTACTTTCTGAATCGTATCTTGCTACTTCTGTTAATGGAAAGTTTCTATTTGCAATTATACGATATGGAAGCCAATCACAAATCATACGACTAATAATGGCATCCAAATCATCTTCAAGAATAAATAATTCAAAATCAGTAGTTCCAAGTAAATCATATTCTTCATCTAATTTATCAAGAACTTCAAAATCTTTCCATTTAAGATTTGGATTTAAAGCAATTATAATATCTCTTTCAATTCCAATCTTATCATTCATATTACTTAATATTTAAATTTAAGTCATAAATTCTTCTATGTCCCACATTATAATATTTATTATGTGGAGCATCCATTAAATAACAAAAGATACCATTATCAATAGCATCTTTATAATTAGCGAATTTATCATCTATAAGAATTGAGACATTGTGCTCTTTCATTAATTGAACCTTACTTTCATTCCAAGGAACACAATATACAGGAGCACAAGGAAATCCGTTTCTTTCCAAATTCTTTTTAGTCCATTCTACTGGAATTGAACGAGATGTAATATACATATCAGGTTCAAATGTTGGAAGATGTTTAGTAGGAAGAGTTGTCCAAAATTCTTCATCAGTAGATAACTCTTCTAACTTTTCTCTAATTTGATAAGAACCATTCCAATAATCATTCAATTTGACTCCAGTTTTCTTTTCAAACTGACCGATGAAATCTAAACATACATCATCAATATCAAGAGCAACTATTGGACGATTTATTGGAAGAAATATTCTATTATCCCCAGCAGGATTAATAAAGAAATACTCTGCAAGAATTAAAGCATTTGTTGCAACTTCTGCAATACTAAGATTACCTTCAGGAGTATAATCTTCTCCTAATTCAAATGCAGTTAAATGTTTTTTAAGTGAAGAAAGGACTTCTGTCCATTTAAGTCCACTCATCCATTCATTCACTTCATGTTTGTCTAATTTAGATGTTAATACTTTATTAACTTCATTTAATCCACGCTGTGGAATTAAATCATACCTAATCGGCTGTAATGATTGATGGTTCATCATTTTTATCTTCTTTCTGAATACTATTAAGGAACGTACTGGCAAGCAGCATTGTAAGATCTGGTTCCTCGTCTTGTTTTAGTTCTGGAGAAACATTCATTTGCATTTGTAAATCACCATTTTCTTCAGTAAAATACATTGCAATAGAACGATTCTCGGATTTAAATGTAACTACAACTTCATTCATATTATTCTGCATAAGGTTTAATTAATTGATAAAAGGTCTTTTTATCCATCGTTACACATTCTCCAATGGTACATATATTTGTTTCTTTTTTCTCCTGTTTGGCTCAAAATAAAACAAACGATTCTGGATTTACAGTAGATTCTTCACGAATTTTAAAATATTGTGGTGCTACAAGAGTTTTCTTAAGTTGTATGTTAAATGGAAGTTTTCCATCTTTATCAACAATGTCAATTTTATTATCATCAGTAGATTTAGATTCACTACGAGCAGTAACACATCCAGTAAATCCTAAATCACGTAACTCCTTAGCTATTTGTTGTTCGTAGCGACTTCCTTTGGTTTTAGAATACTTACTACTACGTTTCTTCTGTGTCTTCTCCTGTTCATTCTCCGGACTCACTTCTTTCTTTGTCTTTTTTGTCATAATACAATTTAACTTTATTTATTAATTCTCTCGTCTTTTTATCTCCATGTGCTTTACGATAATCTGAAATATCTTTATCTCCACCATGTCTTGGAAGAAATAATATTCTTAAATCTTCGTGTTCTCTTTTAATCTTACACATTGATTTAATTCCTGTTTCATCATTATCATAAAAGAGATATACATTCTTATACTTCTTTTTAAGTCTTTCGTATTGTGAATCCGTTATAAATACATTTTCAGAACAAGGTGCAATTGCAGGAATTCCATATTGATAAAGAACCATAACATCCTTAAGAGATTTAGTAATTACTATATCATTACCACCTTTTTTAGAAAGCATGTGTGCCCCTTGAATTTGAATTCCTTTCCAATTAGCAATAAATTTCCATGATTTTCTTCTTGGAAAATATATTCTCCAATATTCTACATCGTCTTTAATTCCACCGAAATATCCATAACATCTCTCAGCACCAGTAAATACATAAAAGATGTTTCCATTAAGTCATACAGTTTTACAAGGATAGACTTTAAACTTATCTAATGTTTCTTTTGTTATTCCATATTTGCCTCACCAATCCAAGTCGATTTCATCTCATTCACGAATTTCAACTTGAATTCTGGCTTGTTCTGATTTCTCAAGAATAGAACCAGTGTACTCAAGTTTAGGCTTATTAATTGTTAAACCATTTCTGTGAATAATTCCAAAATCATTTGCAATTATTTGTAAGGCCATATAGTAACTAACACTGAATTTTTCTTGAACTACCGCAAAACAATCTCCCATAAAAGCACCAGAAAAGTCTTTCATAATCAACCTTCCAGATTTATTACGATAAAAACTACAAGTTACATGTCTATCATTTCTAAAAGGCGATTTGAATAGACCTTTCTGTACTTTTACTCCAAGATAATGTTCCATTATTTGTTCCTCTGGAACTTTCGATAGTATCAGTTCTTTAGTCACCGATATGGGCTCCAGAGAATACTCCATTTAAATCTTAGAATGGGAGATCTGTACTATCAGTAGTATCAATACCAAGATTTTCAGCCAATCCTTCTACACTACCAGTGCCAGTCTGAGCCATATTGGTTGGTTGAGCGTTCTTAGCAGCATCAATCTTCTTCTGTTCAGATTGATTCATTACCAAGTCATGACCAATGAAACGAGTTGCAATACTAAGAGCACCTGTACGAGAAATTTTAGCAGGAAAACCAGGAATAGCAGCAAATCCGTTAGATTGAGGAACAAGTTTTACTTCGATTTCTGTTCCAGCATAAGGTTTAGTAAGAATACCGATAAGTTTGACAAGTTGATCAAAATTAAGATTCTTAAGATTAACCTTTTTACCATTAACTTTAACATCATCATTGTCAATCATTTCTCCAATTTCAGGAGAAAGTGCATCACAAATCTGACGAACAGCAACCATGAAATGCTCTAATTGTGAAGGATTTTCACCAAAAGTACCAGCACTTCTTTCAGCAGAAGTAGGCTCAAAGAAATTATGAGTAAACTCACCATAACCATCAACATCAAGAGTGAGTTTCATAGTTTTATAATCCTGGTTCTTATTCTGTGAATGAACTTCACCAAGTTCTACACTAACAAATTTAGCATTATGAATACCAGCCTGAAGAAACTTTCCACTCTCTTTAACGCCAGTGGTAGCGCTTAAATCAAACATTCCCATATTAAAAATATATTAAATCAATTAAATTAGAAGGGGAGTACATCATAGTTATCCCCGAGCATTTCTGCTATCTCATCTTCTATTGCACTATTTGTAGAATCAATTTCTTGAATTTGTTCTTTTTCATCATCAAGAGTTTCTTCTACTTTTAGTGTTTCTTGATCTTTTACAGGAGTAAGTATAAAGACATTTTCTTTGACTTCTCCACTTCTATCTTTAAATTCTGAGAATGTAAACGCAGAACCAAACTTTAATAGACTGGTTCTTTGTTGACCTTTAAATGAAATAGTACCCTTCTGTGTAAGCTTATTACCACTTGCTCCATCTGTGAATACATCAGACTTACTTATAATAGGATAAGTGGTCTCATTATCTACTGTTCAATAATTTACAGAAATTCTATCTCCAGCTACAGCACCTAATTGACTAATTGCGTTTGGAGTAAGAACCAATTTATTATCTTCAACTCCCAGATCGTAAGATTTTGTGCTGGCTGTTATTGTAGAATTAGAATTAACAACTTTTACATTGCTAACTTTTTGAGTACTCTCATCAAAATCAAATGATATTTTAAGCATCGTATTCAGCTATTTTTTCAAGAACATATTCCAAATCGTTAGGAATATAATCTTCCTCGAAACAACCCATTGGGCTCTTTGCAGTAGTGGTACCATCAGAATGTGTTTGAAATACATATTCAGGCTTATCATCTTCACCTTTACGAATATCTGTGAAGAAAACATAGGTAAATAGACCTTCTACAGTAATTGAGTTATCAATCATCTTTCCTAATGTCTTTATTTTAAGCTGAGGTTCATCTGCAGTACCAATATTTTCGCTATGACAAGTTAAGATAACATTCAAATCATCTCTCATCATAATAGCTGCCTTTAGAACGCTATAAAATTTCTGAGCAATATCAGTAAACTTTTGGAATCCCTTCTCTTGAGCCCTATCCATATATTCGAAACCCATAAGATACTGTGAATCCTCGATAATAACATTCTTAATTTCAGGTCTCTTGGTATTAATATAATTTAGAATTTGTCCAATAGTCTGAACATTACTTGTGTTTATATAATTTCCAGTTGGATTGTCTTTGTTTCAAACAGAATATTTACTACGCCATCCCTTAAAAGGAAGCGGTTTAGACGCAACATTAACAATGAACGTTTGCGTAGAATCTAGATTTCTTATGCTAGAACTTTTTCCGGTTCCACTGGAACCTACAACAGCTATTAAATTCGCCATTAAAAACTAAATGTTAAAGGTTTTTGAATTTCTCCAGTTAAATTATTAACTGTAGAATCATCTTCTTCCTCTTCTTGTAGTGCTGTATTGAGACTAAGATATTTTCTAAAGTCCTTAATCTCACTTACTTTTGGAAGTTCGTTCCAATAGCCGATTTCACCAAAGAAATTTACAGGAACTGCTTTTTCAGATTCCCCTTGTCTATTTTTAATTAATTGTAAACTTCTATATCTTCCACGAAGACCTTCAAAATCACTCATTTTATCATCTACTATTATTGGAAACTCTTTGTGAGTTTTCAACTTAAATTTAAGTGGATAATAAATACCTATACATATTTCGCTGTCCTGAAAAGGTGCACTAGTATCAGCAATATCTTCAGATGAACATTCAGTTAAATCTGCTTTTCTTCTGTCCATACTTGAAGAGTTTCTATTCTCTTGCATAAGCATTACAAAAGAAACATTACACTGATTTCTAAGAGTAACTGCATACTTTGATACTAAATCAATCTCCTCTTTTTTAGAACGACCTTCAATTGGAGTAGTAAGATTCAAATGATCTACCACAACAATGACTATCTGTTCTGGATCATTTTTTGTATAGAGAGTTCGTCTTCCATCAGCGGAAGGATGGAATTTTCCATTTTCCTCTAAAAGGCCCTTTACTTTTGAATAGAAGAACTTTGATGTCAAAGCAGAGTCGTATATGATTAATCTAGAATCAATTGATTCTAGCCATTTTCTGGCCTTAATAACATAATCATAATCATCATCATCAAGAATATTACTTCAAGACATCAATTTTGTAAATGGAATAATTCTTCCAAATTCTTCAAAAATATAAAGACATAAAAGTTTTGCAAGTAAAAGTTCAGTGGACAACTCCAAACTAAAATAGCATAACTTAATATTTTTATCAGGATAATCTTTTAATGGACGATATATGTAGGAATATAGTGCATAGGCGCTCTTTCCACTTCCAGAAACACCAAATATAAGAGTATAAACTGGTTGTATACCTCCTGTATATGAATCCATCTTAGGAATTCCTGTTTTTAAACCGATATTTTTGCCTTCTCTACCTCTATCGATTTTCTGATAAAGTAAATCAACATTAGTCATCGGTTAATATCTCATTTGCTATATTAGATTCAAGACCATTATCACGAATATACTTTAATTCTTCCCATTTGTGTGAAACAACAAATTCAACTATAGAATACGTGATTTGTCCATGTTCTTTACCTCATTTAAGAAGTTTCATTACTTCTTTATGTGTTTCTGGATTGTGTTTTATTGCTGAAGAATAAGCAAAAAAGAATTCATCTAATGTATTATATTTCTTTGCAATATTCTTTAACGGATACAATTTTGTTCCAGAACTCATAAAAGGTGGATACTCTTCAAATAATTCCTGTCCTAATTCTCCTGAATTTTTTATTCAAGATTTTAGGAAATTTTTGTTGAAATCAATTTCATTAGGATTATATTCAGTTGGATTATAATCCTTTTTTATCAATCCTTTATTTTTTAACGAATTGAAAACATCTCTTAGTTTACTTGCACCTCCATTACTAAATCATTTCGAGAAATATTCAGGATGTCCTTCCTCATCTCGAGCTAGAAATGTAAGATATACTACTAAAAGTTCATCAGCCGTTAAATCATAAGTAATCAATAAATTTAATATTGTGTTTATTTCCAATTTAGTAATGTTTAAGTTAAACACATCTCAAACATTACATTTATTTATTCTCCTTTAAAGGATTATTAATCGTTAAATAGTTCCATCTGAATAGGTGGAAAAGAATTTTTAATTTTATTTTGAAGTGTCTCTGAATCAACATAAGTTCTAATAAAATCACAAATCCAATCCACACTTTTTTCAACATCATCTGCTAGAAAATCAATTACTTGTTGATTAGATAATTTATCTAATATGTTTTGTACTTGACCTTCTGTTAATCTAAGTGTCATTTTAAAATCTAAATTTTGTGTTTACGATATTTTCTCTTTCACGAGTTTCAATAGTTTCACCTGCAAGAACTTTATCCAATTGTTCTTCATTAATTGTAGTAACTCTAGACGTATTTGAATTATTGAATCAATTTAATTCTTGAGTTCCACGTAAAACTAAAGTGAAGATTTCTGAAGTTTTACCTTCTTCAAATCTTACAGCTCTCCCAACACGTTGAACTTTACGTATTTTAGAAGAATCTGTGTGTAATATAATTTCAAGATTAACTCCTTTACAATCTAAGCCTTGATCTGCTGCTTTTGAAGTATGAAGAAATCCTTTAGAAGCATTATTGAATGCATCAATTGCTGCCTGGTTTTCTTTAAGTTTTTTCTTTGAGTGTATAACTCAACCGTTTCCAAAAGATTCTGCTTGCTTAATTGTAGATGAAAATGTAATACCTTTTTTATCTTGTCTTGCTGCAATGATTTTATTTGCAATTTCCATCTTCTTTGGATGATTATAAATAAATTCTTTGCGTTTTCTCATAGCACGATTACATTTTTGTGCTACACCCATTACAGTATTACCATCAAGACCCATTTTTTTGGCATAAGCACGACATTTAATGATATTAGTTGCACATTCCATCATAAGAGTAAAATCAAAGTTGAAATATGCAAAACATTGATTAAACTCCTTTGTTCAAGCATTATAATCAGTTAAATCTACATCTAATAAAACAAGATATTCTCTATGTGGAGCAACTCATCTGTTCAATTCTGCTTCATCCAGTCCAATTTCATCACATACTGGAGCATACTGTTTAATAAGAACTTCTTTACCATCAAGTCTTTCAAGTGTTCCTGTTAAACAAAGCAAATTCTTATAATCAACACATTGGAATATTTGAGAAAAAGTGGTAGAAGCCATTAAATGAACTTCATCTATTACCAAAAGATCACAAGTTCAGTTTAATTTGATTGCAGAATTAATAATTTCAACTCTTGCATTACTCTCCAATCCTCTTTCTTCTAATTGATCAATTCATTGATCTTTTAAAATTTGTGTTGGCACTATAACTAATGAAGAAGAATTTTCATTACGCTTAACAAATGCTTCTATAAGATTTATGGCCATTCTTGTCTTACCTACCCGAATCCAGTACAAGCTACAACTGTTGCGTTACCGCCTGACTGGATTCATCGTTTAAGACATATTTTTTGACGTTCAGTTCTATTTACCATAGTGATAATTGTTTCTTATCCATTTTTTCAATAATCTTATAGACTTCTGAAAGATAATAGTTATAATTTATTCCTCTTTTTTCAATTGGAATATCATCAAACTTATTATAAATTGTTACAGGTGAAGAAGCACATAATGCAGTTTGAGAACCATATGGTTTACCAGATTCATCAACTTTTTGTTTATAAATTGGTTTACCATATAAAGACATATAATATCTATTTATATGTGTAGTTCTTTCACCGCCATAGAAAACTTCAAATTTTTTATCAACTTTCTGAAATGTACAAAACTTTTTTATATCTTTACATCCATAAATAGTCTCTTCAGGTAAAATACCTTCTACAAAATACTTATTTAATGCTTCAGGAATAATCAATGGAGCCAATCCTTTGCCAAGTTGTGCTTCTTGAATAAACATTCCTTTAGTTTTAATAAGTTTTGGATCGTGAGATTTACTTCAGCCTTCTTTTACACCAATATAATCATTAATAGCATACTGATAGAACCTTTCGAAGTGATCTGCAGCAAGTGTTAATCCGGTAATTTTACATCATTCGTCACATCAAGCGTGTGCCTTATCTCGTATTGATTTTTTCATTAATACAAAGACTCCATCTGTATTTGATTGAATAATACGACATCCTAGTTCACTAAGACCTTCTGCAAGCATTAACAACATTAATTGACCGTTAATACGTATAGTTAATGCCATTTTAGGATCGTAACATCAAGAATATTCACTCTGTAAATTACCTGAAAGTCCATTTACAGATAATTTTAAAGTTTCATTCTTTAGTTTATTACCATTTCTTTTGGCTTCCAATCGTTCAAATAGAATTCCTGCATATACTTGTGTAAACTCAGGTCCAAGATGTTGAGGATATAATTCTTGAGATACAATAATTGATGGATACATTGAATCCACATCCACGTCCTCTAGTTCTTCGTCATCATTTGGTTCAAATCTTTCAGGTTCGTTAACACTATGAACTCCTCCCATAGCAAAAGTGTGCTCTACACCTCCAAGAATAAAGTGTTTTTCAAACGAATTATCATTTGGATCAACACATAATTCTTTTAGTTCCTTTAACAGATTTTGTAGAGTTGGAGTTTTGAAAGATATAAATGGAAATATAATATCTGCAAAACAAAGATTTGTACAAGGACTTCTTAAATCCTTTATTTGAAATCACTGTTTATTTGTTGCTTGTAAATATCTTGTTTTGATAATTTCCATTCCAAGATTTACACCATCTTTGTTTAAAGCAGATATATGATATTCATCTTCAATAGCAAGACGAAGTTCTATATCCTTTTTAGAACGATTTAATAGTTCTTCAGTACTGTCAACATCATTCTTATTGTACGAAAGTACGTTTTCTATCTCTGATTTAGGTAACGGTTTCTCAAAATTACCAGAATATTCTTCTACATTTTGATATTCCATTGTTACTTGCAATGCTTTCAAACTTGGTCTTAATTTTTGAGACCATTTCATTGTAAGTAAATCTAAAGTTAGGAATAGATTTGCATACTTATACTGTGATCAAGAAGCAGACGTTTCAGAAGTAATAATTTTATCAGAGAAGGCTTTAATTTCAGCAGTAACTTCTCAAACAGGCTTTAAAACAAGTTTTTTATAGTTTAAAAGAAGATAAGATATGATTGGATTATCATAATGGATTACATTATATCCGCAAAATACAATTCCTTTATGTAAGAATAATTTTGCAATATTGGGTAAATCATTTCGACGTTCTCCTATCTCATATTGTTTATAATTACCACTTTCAGTATTTTTAATAGTTACACTAAAGAAGTTTGGAAAGACTTCAACATCGTAAACAAAACAAACATTATTCCTTATTAGCATACTTATTTACAAGATTCCAGCCCTTGTAAATAGCAACATTTTCAATTTGTTCTTTTAGAACAGACCATTTCTTAATGTGATATTCAAGGTCGTTATCAAGTAAAAGAAGAATTTTATCACGAAGAAGTTTTAAAGTTGCAGTTGGAACAAGAGATACTCTAGTTCTAGATTCCAAATTAAGAAGCGAACGAAGTTCAGCATAACTCAATCCAGTTGGAACTACTCTAAAATATCCACCGTCAATAAATAGACGCTCCTTCATTACTTCAACTCATGGACGAAGTTTACCGTTTTCATCAAATTCGGTCAAATCCTTCTTTTCATCTTCTGTAAGCCAAATACCAAGAGAAATAATGAATTCGTTAGAAATCAATTTTCTATTTATTGGCTCACAAGCATCCAAGCAGGCTTTTAGAAGATCACCAATAGTAAGAGTCTCAAATTCTTTAGGAAGATTGTCAAACATTGTAGTTATTGAATCTTCATTAGTTGCACCGTTGACTTCTTTGAACTTATTAATAAAATCAAGAATGTCTTTATTGGTCTTAAACATTTCAATAGCTAAATCATGCTGAATATATCTATGTAAAAGTTCAGCATTACAACTTTCATGAAGCTTTTGAATATTTTTACGAACTTCAAGTTTACCAAATTTATAATTTGTCTTACGATAAAGCATATCAAGAGTATGTGTATATGCTTTCTGAAGTTCATCTAAAGACATATCAAGAAGTCGAATAGATTCGCCATTTTTATTAATTCAAGTCCAATTATCAATACTATTGGCACGCTTTTCCATTGCCTGTGTAAGCTTATCTGCTAAATCACTCATAATCTTAAAATTTATAATTATTGTTTGTAACTATTTCTTTATCTTTTATGAAATTCAGGAAATAACATTGTGTATATTTATATGTTTCTTTACTTCCTGTATTTCTTTGGTAATATTCATCACCAGCATCTACATATTCTAACTCAACAAATCCACTCTCACCAATTCCTGGAGATGTACCATTTCAATTTGGAGGTTTTACAGCACTAATATATCTTAAAAGACTATTATTGGGTTCATCCAAATTTTGAAAGATATAAGTTGTATAAAAATCATCTTGTTGAGTAACCAGTTTACAATGAACTGTTACTCGCATTCAACTAAATCAAGAGGGTTTTGATCGTTTTTAACTGCCTCAAGAGCAATACAAGCGATATGTTTGATTTCATTCAACTTATTAATGATATATGCCAAAACATGCATGTCTTTCAATTCAAATGCTTTAAGTGCAAGAGCATTTATTTTTTCAGCATATTCATCTTCCATTTTCTGCAATTCTTCAAAAGGTTCAAGCTTATCTCTGAACTCTAAATTCAATGCAGGAATGGTAAAGTCAGGAATAGGTTCTAAAGATTCAATAAGAAAATTCATTAAACAATGTTTTGTTGCTTCACAAGTTTTATACATATGTTTAAAGAACTTCTTATAATCAATATAACCATTATGATAAAAGTAAATTTTTGCAGAATGAATAAACGACAGTTTCTCAATTTCAAACTGAATTAAATCGATAAACATATCATATAATTCTCTATTCATTCCGCTTTTTTCTTGTTCTGGTTCTTGTGTTTTGTATTTCATCCTCTATTTTATAAATTAAAAAGGTGGAACCATCTTTATTATAACTCTTTTCTTCTAAAACTTTATCTGTTTCAAATACTTTTGCATCTACAATATGGTAATATTTTCATCCATTTGTAATGTCTCATTTATATTGTTCCATTACATATTGCATAGATTAATACTATAAAGAGTTTTATGAAAATTAGTATTAAATTGAGACTCAAATAAATCCATCATTGCTGTAGATATTTCAAACTCGTGATCTCCGATATAAAGTGTTATTGGAAATGTAGTTGTTGTATTCAGCCATTTCCATATATCTTCATCTTTGAATTGAATAGTATTTGGTTCTAGCCAAGTATGAACTTCAGATAAAAGAAAGTGTAATTCTCCAATATTATGTTGATCCCAGAGAGTAAGTAATTTTTCCATCTTTGGATCCAACATTAAATCCATTGGATCCTCGTGTTCCAGATTCGGATACCAATGATTCCCTAATTTTTTTACGGTAATCAATATGTTCATCTCTTTGTAAATTTAAACATTGTGCTGCAAATACACACAATTCATCAGCTCGTTCATTTAATTCATTATGAGCATGACCTTTTACTCATTGCATTGTTACTTTATGAAAATCCAAGTAGTCAAGAACTTCAAATCATAAATCTAAATTTGATTTAGAATAGTCTTCCTCTTCAAATCATTTTTTAGCTCAACCCTCTTGAATTGTATTAACAACATACATTGAATCAGATATAATTGTTATATCAGATGGTTCTTTAAAATATTTAAGTGTTTCAAGTACAGCACGTATTTCCATGCGATTATTACTAGTATGAGTATTACCATTATGTAATTCAGCAATTATATTATCTGATTCATCTAGTATAATACTTGCTCATCCACCTCTTTTTATTGAAGCTTGGTATGAACCATCTGTATAACATTTATACTTCTTCATTTGGAGTTTCTTTTATTTCTGGTTCATCTTCTATTTTTTGAAAATCAACATAATGTCCAATATCTCGCAGAATTGGTTTACCAAAGAATTCACAATCATGCTTCTTCTTCAGTTCTTCCAAATCTGCGAGAAATTCATTTGGATATTCTAGTTGAAATTCACCATTAAAGGTCAAAACGAACATCCTTGTTAATATATTCTGCAATTAAACGATTAGCATAATTGCGAGATACACTCTTAACACAACCACGCTTAATACCACAAACCTTTACAGCAGGTTTAATTCTTGCACGATCCTCTGCAAGTTTACGACCTTCCTTCTTCTTAAAGGTATCCTTCGGAGAACAAACAGCAACACCGAAAGACATTGTATTATTAAGTGGATCATAAACAGATGCAACAGTTACTCTAGGAAGGGTTTTTACAATCTGAGAAACAGAATCGAATACAAAATTAATTTCGCCCTGAGAATCGGTCATTACAGGAATAAGACGAACATGCACAGGCTTGGAATAATAAAACTTAACGGTTTTCATAATCTATTGTTTTAAAACTAAATCAAAAATGCCATCACGAGTGATGGACTTAATAATATATTTATCATTAATTGCAGAATCAACTGCCATAAAAGGACCACCATCTGGATCAAATGCAGAAACATATTGTCCTATATAAGATTCTCCATCAAATCCAAGAATTTGATAAGTTCCATAACTTTTAGGATCGGCAACAAATTGATATTTACCATTACTCATCTTTTCAAGAGTATGACAATATCCATATCTTGCTTGGAGTTTAATTATATCTTCCATTAAAATGTTATTTCTTCATTAACAATTAAACAACTTGAAGAAAGATAGAGATATAATACCGATAATGCATTTTCGAGAGCCAATCTATCTGATTTTGCCGGATTAATAATTCCAGCATCATACATATTAACTATTTCTCCAGTAACTGCATTAAATCCATAACCATTACCATAAGACTCATTAAGTGGCTCTAGACCATAATTTTTCATTATTTGATCTTGAACAGAAAATAGTTCTCTACAAACAATCCATTCATCATTATTTCTATCCATATTAGAAGTACCATCAAATAATGCGTCTATGAATGATACACCACCCCCAGGTACAATACCTTCTTCAATAGCTGCTTTAGTTGCACATACTGCATCATCAATGCGATCTTTCTTTTCTTTCATTTCAAGTTCAGTGGTGCCACCTACATAAATGGAACAAATACC